TTTGCACCGTCACACGGTCGCCCAGCGGCCGGACGTTTTCATCGTTGACGGCCTTTGCAACCACGGCCAGCAAATCGGGGCCTACTGACCCGTCTCCGTCCAGCCCCAGCACCGTTACCGTAACGCATGCCGGCGCGGGGCTTTCAGCGGACGCATCTGCCACCAGGGCCGAAGCGTTGCGGGCATGAAGCTTGTAGCTGTTGCGGGGGCCCGCAGTCGTCAGGCCCTCATAGGCCATCTGGATACGCTCGCGGTAAGCGTCGTCACTTTCGGTGATCTTCTCCACCGGTGGAACCGCGCTCAGATCCTCGGCCTGGATTACCAGGCGCGGCGTGTTGACGTTCGCCCCAAGCTGATCGAGGTCACCCCGGATCGCATGGGCCAACATCAGCGCCTTGGCCGCATCGTTCACCCGGGCACGGTCACCAATGCGCGCATAGGCGCCGGCTTCCAGCAACTTGACCACCGGATCGCTTTCAAGCGGCGCGCTCCAGTTGTCGCCCATGAACTCACGGAACACGCCGAGCGACTCCGTGTAGACCTCTTCAAAATCCAAGGGCTCAAGCACGTCCGGCGCCGGCAACTCCGACAGGTCAACGATACTCATACACTTACCTCTAGAAATACGCTGTCGCCCAGGTAGCTACCGGTGACTTGAATCTTGATCAACCCGCCCAGGACAGAGACAGCCTGCAAGCGCTCCAACTTCAAGCTCGGCTCCCAGCGCCCCAACGCCCTGCTCGCCTCCGCCTGAACAGCCCCCTTCCAACCCTCGTTAACCGGCAGGTCCACGTACCGGCGCAGCTTGCTGCCGTACTCCGGGCGCTGCCGGCGACTGCCTAGCGGTGTGCTCAGAATGTCCTCAATGCTCTGTCGAAGACGCGCGAGGCCCGAAATGGGCTGGCCGGTGTGGCGGTCCATTCCGATCATCTAGATCACTCCTGCAGCAATTCGAATTCCTCATGAGCCTTGAGGTACTCCAGCGCCTCGGCGTCCGTTGCCTGTACCGACACTTGCGCCTTGAAAACCGCCATGGCGCGGCCGCTATCAGGCAGAATCAGGGTGCGCGAGGTGTAGAGCTTGTCGCGAAACGTTGAGCTTGGCTGGGTGCCGGCGACTGGTGTTTCAGAAGTCTTGGCCATGGTTTCCCCCGGGCACAAAAAAGCCCGCACGCGGCGGGCCTGTGAAATTGAACGGCTAGTGTTTGTGGTTTGCGCTGTTGCCACCTGCGTCGAGGATCTTGCCGGCACTGGTGATATCTTGCACCGCATGCAAAGCCCCCGTGACCGATACGTCTTGCGTTACGGATAACGACCCTTCGATAGCCACGTCTGCAATCAACTTGACGTTGGCCGTCGTGACCGTCACTGCGTTATCCGTAACGACGGCCTCAGTCGGCCCGACCTTGATGCTCACCGTGCCCGAAGGCACGGTGATCGTGTAGCTGTTGGCCTCCCAGTCATAGACCAGGGAGCCCCCATCATCAAAGCGCCACACCTCGACGTGATCGCGGTTATCCGGCGAGGCACCGGCGCCGCCGTACAGCCCCGGGACAAACGTGCCCATACCGGCCTGGCCGCTGGGGTTGAACAAAATCCCCTGCTCGCCCAGGCTCGGCGCCCGCCAGTGGCGGGCCTTGCCTGCGGCCTGGCTGTGCCAGCGCACCCAGGCACTGACCCAATCGCCCGACTTGACACGCACGGCCGGGGCCATCAGATCCACCCCGACCACCACGCACGGCATGATCATCGCCGCGATCATGCGGTCATGCTCGCCCTCGGCCCAGCTCATGGCGCTCCCCCAGGATTATCATCGTCCCGGTAGGCTTCCAGGTTGAGTTTGAGCATGCTCGGTTTCTCCTCGGGAAAAGGCCAAACCTCAACCCCCAGATAGACCTGGTGAGTCCACTCAACGACCCAGACGACATAGCCATCCAGCTCAGGCTTGGTCCAATCCTGGGTCGCCCGCACAAATTGCGCGACGTTGACGTCAAGTCCCCAACTTTGCTGTCGGAGCAGCACCGCCAGCTGCGACACCAGGTGCACGGCCTGCTCGTGATGATTAGGCTTGATCGGGTCAACAATCACCCGGGCCTCAAACTTACAGATCAGGCTGGATTCACCGGTACCGGTATCGATGCCCGGCTCAAATTCGGCCATTTCGAGGAACACAGAGGGCAACAGGATGCCTCGGTTTTCCACTATCTCCGGCCAAAACACCACCGACTGAATGCCCGAAAGATGCTCCGCGAGGTGTTGCTCGATAGCCTGGTATAGCTGGCTCAGGCTGAACGGTTCATCGGACATTAGCGCTCCCCTTCAGGTACTTCTGCAGTTCGTAATTGAGCTCTTGCTCGAGGATCACCAGCAACTGCTCATCAGCGCGCTTGATCCAGGCATCAAAGTGCGGGCGGGCTTGTTCAAGCGAGACCTTGGCTTTGGCCAAGGGAAAGCGATTGTCGCTTTCCTCGACGAAACCACTACGGCGCCGGCCCTGAGTCGCCTCGGGGTAGTCATCACTGTTGAAGTGCTTGCTGGCAGTACGGATCCAGATATCAGCGCTGCTACCGTAGACCTTCTTGTAAAAAGCCCCCTGGTAGCGACGCCCCGCCACCGAAACACCTCTGCTGGACTGACGCGCCCGACCGATCCGGCTGGCCTCGATGGCGTTTAGGCCGAACCACAGCTTGCCGCGCATTGCACCGCCACTGGTTGGGTAGGCCCGCAAACGCTGCCGGACCGCACCAATGGCGATGCGCTCTTGCTTACCCACTGCCCTGGCAATGTGGGTACGCAGCCACCCGAGGGTTTTGTTGATCGCTCGCCGCTGTGCAGCGGCTGCTGCCTTTGGCACCAGCCGACCGAAGCCCTGAAAGCGCTGCAGATCTGCGAGCGACGGCTGAATGTTGATCAATCCACCGTCGCGCTTCTGCTGTGCGTAGCTGCCGACACTCATGGACGTTTCCTCAAGATCAGGGCCACCAGGCCATCACCACCGGGCTCCAGCTGCAGCAGGTCATATTCCCCGCCGCCGTCCAGAACAGGCAGATCGACAGTGACGCGCAGGCCTTTGCTCAGGCCGTCAGAATCACGCACGCGAATTTCAAAGCGCGGCTCTCGGATGGCCGTTTGGGTTTTGCCAAACTTCGGCGCCGTCCATGGCGCCATGAACATACCCAACAGCGGCTCGGCGCGGCCTTCGATCTGGGCGGTGTCGCCCAGGGTTTCGAAGACCACGTCGTCGATGCCCTCGATCAGATCGCGGAAGGCCACGGTCACATTTCCAGCAGGATCTGCGCCAGTGGCCGCGTGCACATATGCAGCGGGTTGGATTGGGCTTCACCGGCCACGCCCTTGTTGAACGCCAGCGGCTCGATCTTGCTGTAGTACGGGAGGCCCTGGGTGTTGGCCGTTTCCATGTAGTCGGCCGGTGCGAACGACGAGATGTACAAATCAGGCACGCCCTCGGGGATCAGCAGAGCCTTGTCGTCGTGGACAAACGAAATGCCCGCGACCTTGCCGCGATAGCGCTCCCAGACGATCCCGCCGAACTCGAAGCTTTCACGGGCATCGCCACGCAAGGATGCAGCTTGCATCGTGTTGAGGTAGGTCTCCTTGACCGACTTGTGGACGATCAGCTTGTTCCAGAAGTTCTTGCCGCAGAAGGCGCGAGATCCAGTGCTGGTGATGCTGCCCAGCGCATCCTCTTGCATGTCGAGCGCTTCGCCGGCGCGCACACGCAGCTCAGTGTCCGGGTTGCCCAGGCCCATCGGCAGTTTCTTGCGCTGGACGCCGAAGGTTTTATAGATGTCCAGCAGCACGGTCTTACCGTCAGCATCCAGCACCTGGCCGTTCAACGCCCCCATGCGCTGGAATTCGTGGGTGGCATCCAACTGGCGGCGCGCTTTCGCCAGGCGTTTGTTGACCACATCCTGCACCGCCTGCAGCTCACTGCGCGTACCGAAAGCACGAATGCCCTGGATCTCATCAGCCTTGATGGTGAAGCGCTCAGGCAGGTGCACGGTATTGAATGGGATCAGTTGACGCTTGGTCGCGGCAACTACTAGACCCGAAGTGCCACGCTCACCCGAGGGGACCAGGGCCAGGGTGTCGCCGTCCTTTTCGATCTGCACCGTCAGGGTGTTGATGCCCTCTTCACGGAAAAGACCCAGGCTGCTGATGCGGCCCGGCAGGTATTCCTGGTCATTGATTGCAGCGGTCAGCGAGGAAACACTGAAAGCATCGTCTTCAAAAATGGCGATCTCGGCCATGGGTACTCTCCAGAAACTAAAAATCCCGCACTCGGCGGGATGAATTAAGTGGGGATCGCCTTAACGGACGATGATGTGATTAACGCCCAGTGCCTTTTCAGCAGCGGGATCGAGCCCGGTCAAATGCGCTTCGCTGACCTCGGCCAGCCGCACGATGGCACGGCCGCGACGGACAACGTCCGATTCGCCCAGCGGGCCATAGAGGATCGCAATAGCGTTCTCGGAGCCGTCCTCGGCGGTCGGCTGATACGGCGCGAACTCGCTGGTGGCCGTGACCAGACCGAGGATCTGACCCGGCTCCAGGGCGGCACCGGCAGCGACGTTGATCGCTTCGCGGGAGATATTGCCGGCACCTTCGGACAGCAAAAACTCGCCCGCGTGCATCGATTCAATTTTCATGCTTTTGCTCCTTTCGAGTTGCCGTTCTGCGCCGCCTGACGGGAAGCCCAGATCGATTGAGGGTCGGCCTGCTTGGCCTGGATCTTGGGGGCCGGGTCGTTGTCCAGCGGCAGGCTGTTGTTGATTTCAAAGGTGCCGCCGCTGCTCACCAGTTTGTCGAACAGCCGCGCGCGGACTGCAGCTTCATCCAAACCGGCGGCGACGAACTCAACGGTCAGCTCTGGCAGACGTGCCGCGACACAAAGGCCGTGCAGCGCTTTTGCATTGGTCAGCGCAGCCTGGATCACCGCTTCGCTTTCGAGATTGGTGGCGGCCAGCAGT